GCACTATTGATAGCGGTTGGCGCAAAATCATTAATAGTTTCTTGGTCCGAGAACCGTATAAACATATCGTCTTGAGTAGAGGTGTCAGCGATCGTAGTCTCGGTTCCAAATAAAACTAAGTGTCTTGTGACTGGAGACATCATCATGGCTCGAGACGCTGTTGGAGCTGAGGTTGTTATATAACTTGTTGTGCCTGTTGATGCACGGGTCGTGAATCGTGCTGCAATACTTGAATCCCATGTATAAGTTTTTCCATTTAAAATTGTTGCTAGTAAAACGTCTCCATAATTATCCAAAGCCCAGAGCCCTGGTTCAAGAGTCACGGTTGAAGCTGCAACTGCCGAGCCCCATCCTGCGTAATTCGTTGCATTATCTACTGTCGCTCCATCAGCATGAGCTCCTTGGGTTGAACCGTCAACCCCTCTGGTAATTGTTGTTAAATCATTTGAAGAGACGCCCGTGTAATCAATTAATTCATTTCCAACTGCTATGGTTCCACCGCCTGTTGGAAAACCAGTGGTAGAAGTTAAAGCGATGGACGTTCCAGACCCTCCTGTTCCAGCCGTATCATCAAGTAATGCTCCATCTAAATCATTAGAGACTACACCCGAAACTGTCCCACCAAAATTTCCAACACCAAAGCCATAGCCATAGGTTTGAGCCGCAGGGCCCACGGATGCATAGGGTTTTAAAGATACACTTCCTCCTGTTGCTGAAGATCCTGTGCTGGTAAATGTAACAGTAAATGTAACCGAAGTTGGAACTGTAATAACCTGAAATAATTTATCTTCAAATGCAGCATCTGTTAAACCTGTACCCGCAGGTAAAGTTACAGAATCGAATAAAATAATATCGCCTACAAGGAAGTTATGAGCAGCAGTTGTTGTAATTGTAATGGTAGTTGTGCCATTAAAAGTAAAGGTAGCACTAGTGAGGGTTGTGCCCAAGGGAGTAATATCATAAAGTTGACCTTCATAATAAATTAATAAAAATTTATCTGTACCGATTGCAACGTATCGATTTCCATCAAGATCAACAAAAGGGAATTGAGCTCTGGCAACACCAACAATGGTATCGGTTAAAAGAGAAGACCATCCTCCTAATTTTTCAGGAAGACCGTATCGAAATCTGACATTATCAGAATCTACCCAGCGCCTTTCAGCACCAACCTGGGTCTGTTGTTTATCGATTCCTGGAAGTAGTTTAAAATCTACGAGAGCCATTGGGTTAGCTCCTATGAAGCACTGTTCGTTTTGTATATCCAGCCTACCGTTGCATTGGCATATACTAATGTAATAGCTTGACCATTAGTGCTTAAAACTAAGTTACTTGCTGAACTATTAATTTTTTCTGATCCATTAGAATCAATAGTCAGATTGTTTGAACCAAAATAATTTTGACTATCTATAAATGTTATTTCATCATTAACAGTTCCTGCGGGAAGCGAAACGGTAAATGCATTAGTTGTCTTGGTATCGCAAAAGATTTGATCACCAGCAACAGCGGTATAAGCCGCGGTATGAGTGACATAACTTTTTTGTAGCATGCCTAAAGTCGTATTTGTTCCGTCAGAATAAACCAAGGCAGTTGCAGCTACAGGCATTATATAACCTGTACCTGAAGCCGTCTTAACGGTTAAAGTATAATTACTTGAAGAACGGTCCGTAGAATCCTTAACAATAAAGATTCTTTCTGCCGTAGCAGGCATAATAAAATTACGATTGCCAGCCAGTGTTCCTGTTAGTGTAAAGAATAGATTTTTACCATTGGAAGTAGCTCCATCATTCAGATCTAATGTGACATCGCCTGAAGCTACATCGACCGATAAATATCCACTCGAAGCCTGTTCTAAAATTTCTAGATTAGTATTAGTTACTGTTCCCCATAACCCAGCTTTTTCTCCTGTGGTTACTTTTTCCAATTGTAAATTTGTCGTGTATGTTGATGCCATAATTCTCCTATAAAGGGTCTATATTGGTCCAGGTTTGAGTTGCATCTGGATCAATTGGATTCCACGTTATCACATTCACATCGGCTGCGCCAGTAGAAATTGTTACTGCACTTCCTGTGGGTATCACAGATCCACTTATGGTGAAGGTAATCCCATTTGCGTTCTGACTAACAGTAACTCCGCTACCTGTTACTGCCACACTTCCTGCAATATCATAGGTAGGTGTACCCTGTGAAATGGTAGCTCCGCTGCCAGTAACGATAACTACAACCCCTTGATGGGCTACAGTAGCTCCAAAAGCTTGCTCTGCGAATGCTGATAAACCTAACATGATTCTATTAGGATTATACCTTTGGATATTTGTCTTTTGTTGTTTTGATTGTAGCTTTCCAGCCATCAATTCCATTGTGATAAATATTGTCCAGTTGGTCTTGCCAAATTGGATAGGCTTTTTTTCTTAAATCTATAATCACTCTATCAACGACATCATCATCAACAGTTAAACCCCATTCTTGACAATAGGTAAAATCAAATCCATCTGGTACTCCACTTAATAATTCTAAACCAGCTTGTGTTTCTTTAGCTAATAATAAAAAAGCATCACAGCTTGGAGTTTGTGCTATTATTGTAACGTCTCTTGCAATTGGAGTTTGTGGTGTTCCAAAATATGTTACCCAATTACTTGTTAATAATTTATATAACTTCATCTTCTACTCCTGTAAGTGCTATTTTTAATTGTGGATTTATATTGCCTTCCAGTATCTTTGTTTTTTTAGGTATTAAACCTATTTGTTTCAATGCGTTCCAAGTATAAGGATTACTCATAGCATTTCTTAATTTAGCTGGAGATGGTCTGCCATTAGCAATCATTTCAGCTTGTATTTCTCCACCAATATTAACGGTAAATTCGTTTGCGGCGTTCGCTTCATACATTTCTTCATCACTATAACCTTTAATTCTTGTAGGTTCTGCAATGACATAAAGTTCTTTTAATAGTTTATTTAAAATCTCAATTTCTTTTTTATTAAGTTCAAATGCTTCTTTAGCTGCTGGTTTCTGACTTATACCTTCTAAAATTTCAGCTTTAAGTTCTAGTATTTCATGCTCTAAACCATTGCCACTATTTTGTAGATGTTTTAGCTTTGATACTTTAGCTTGATCTTGTAAATTTCCAACTTCTTCAAGAGCTGCTGCTCTAACTCTACCTTCTAAAAAACCTTTTAAAGTTTTTATCTTTTCCCAAGGTGTATCTCCTATTACTTGGTATCTGTAATTAAATTCTGTGTTTAGTTTTGATGCCATATTTATTTTTCCTATTAGTTATTATTATGCACTTGATGAAAATCCTGCTCCTGCTAAATCTCTCCTAGCTGTACCCACTCCAGCTACATCAGTTCCTACCACTCCAGCATTGGTTACTAAATTTTTTACAGCAGTATTACTTGCAGCTTTTCCATAAGCAAAAGCGGCTTTATCACCACCATAACTACAAGATCCAGCTCCATATCTAGAAGTTCCCACTCCTGTGGTATCAGTTGCTACAACACCAGAATTAGAAACTAAATTGCTCAAATTAGTAACAGCAGTAGAACCATATGCAAAGATAGCTTTGTCTCCACCATAACCAGCAGCATCTAGATAATTTCTAGCTGTTCCCACTCCAGTTACATCAGCTGCAACCACTCCTGTATTTGATACTAAATTAGTCATTGAAACTTTAACAGTAGTAAGACCATATCCAAAGATAGCTTTATCATCACCATATTCAGTTGCCGCTAAATAAGCTCTAGCAGTACCAACACCAGCTGTATCAGTTGCTACAACACCAGAACTACTTACTAAATTAGTTACTGCAGTATGACCACCTGAACCCTCACCAAAACCAAATATTGCTTTGTCTCCACCATAACCAGCAGCATCAGGTTCCACTCTTGCAGTACCTACTCCTGTAACGTCAGCTCCTATCACTCCAACATTGGTTACTAAATTAGTTACTGCCGTATAACCATTACCAAAACCAAATATTGCTTTATCAATACCATAAGTTGCTGCTGCTGGGCCATATCTAGCAGTTCCAACTCCACTAACATCAGCCGCTATAACACCTGAACTGTCAATTATATTAGACATTGAAACCACAGATGATGCACCATAACCATAAGCAAAAATTCCTTTTTGAGTCTTTGGAATAGACCCTTCATCAGCAACGGCTCCATCATAAATTGGAATCCAGCCATTTGTTGCATCCATATAAACAATATGAATAGATTCGCCAGCTGTATCATAAACTGGATCTGTTGTACCACCTTGATAATTTAAAGAATTTATATCGATTGTTAAAGCGTATGTGTCAAAATTTCTGGCGTAGTCTGTAAATATAATTTCATCTCCAACTGAAGCTGAAGCTGGAAGTGTAACCGTACATGCTTGTGCAGTCGTATTGACAGGATAACCATTTCCAGCAACAGCCGTAAATGTAGCTCCTGTTTCTACCGCTTGCCAAGATACACCACCGCCAGCTGCAGCCGCAATAACGCCTGAAGCTCTAAAGAGATTATCTCCTACTTTTCCACTCATAATTTTTTATTTCCTATTATAAAGTTTGATCTAAATAACTGATAACAACATCAACATCTCCTGCACTAGCCAATTTAGCTGAAAGCACATCAGTTGTCATAAGAACAATCCTTGTCGTATGTTCAAAGGTTGCGTTAGCAGCTAGGGCTTGATCAGAATAAATTTCATAATCATTAGCACCAGCATCATCTCTAACATAAAGATCAAAAGTTTCATCATTGCCGCCAGTTTCACAAATCGATATATTAAGTATCGTATAAGTGTGTCCAGATGCTACCGTAAGTAAATCTACTTCACTATTAGAAAGTTCTTTAGTTAGACTTACTGCCATTACTTCACTTGCCATGTTTTCCTCCTAATTAAAATCCCATTACCAATGCTTTGCCTGTTGAGGACACAGATGGGTTCATTGAACCCTCAATATCTACAACTCCAGTTCCATTTGGAGTTAAAGTAATTGCACCATTTGCGCCATTGGTTAAAGTAATATTACCAGCATTGGTTCCTCCGTTAGTGTCTACAATTAAATCGTATGTGCCACTGGTAGTAATATCTCCGTCCGCGGATCCTGACCCAATAACTATTTCTCCTGTTCCATTGGGAGCTAAATTAATGTTACCATTTGCACCATCTAATAATGTTATGTCTCCAGCATTAGTTCCGTTGTTTGTATTTAAAATTAAATCTCCAGTCCCTTGTGTGGTAATCGTTGCGTTAGCATCATTATCACCTACTTGAACTGTATCTGCTCCAAGGTTAACGTCTCCTGTTCCGTTTGGAATTATATCAATATCTCTGTCTGAAGTTGAAACTATATCAAAAGTTACAACATCTAAATTTGCGCCTAATTGGGGCGAACCGTCATCAGCAAGACTAGCAAAGCCTCCTACCTGATTCCCACTTCCATCTAAATAAATTGCTTTTTCTGAGGGTAAAGTACAAAAAACTTCTTTTGAGCCTGCAGCAAAATCTACTGCGGCATCTGAATTAGAACTTTGTAAAACTGTAGTTCGAGTTAATGTTGAACTATCACCATTTAAAGTTCCTAGTCCTACTTCCCATTCGTTAGCACTATTTAA